ACAAAAGGAGAAGACAAGTCGCACTATCAAGGATGGATGAAAGAAGGTTGGCTTACTGTAACACTTGGCAACAGGCTTGACATTGACCGGATAGAGGAAGACCTCGAGCAAGACGCTAGGGATTTTGAGCTTGTTGAGGTGCCACATGATCCTTGGAATGCCGCCCAGTTTGCAGCTCATATGCTTGATAAAAACATACAAATGGTCGAGATCCAGCAAACAGTACGGAATTTGAGCGAACCGACCAAAGAACTTGACGCCCTGATTCGTGACGGCAAGTTTCATTACGATGGCAATCCGATTTTAACCTGGTGCCTTGCCAATGTTGTTTGCGAATATGACACCAATGACAATGTGAAGCCGAAACGGGCAAAAGGTCAGGACCATCAGAAGATAGATGGTGCTATTTCTGCCATTATGGGACTGAGTCGTGCCATGGTCTACAAGGAAAAGCCGCAAGGCAATGATGGCAGCTTAATTTGATAGAAATATATTTTTTGGCTTATTTGTTACATTTTTGTAATATTCTGTTGACAATATCTTACAATTTTGTAATAAGGAGGTAATTAGGAATAAAAAACATATATATTTGTGAGAAAATTACCTTGAAGAGAGCATACTTTTTCGATTGCTTGATCATCATTGGCCTATCTGCAGTAGCGATAGGCCTTTTTTTTTGGTTCGGCAGAGGTCAATCTTTGACAGTTACTGGAGGTTTGGCTCTAATTATGGGTGGGTTTGGGCATTATAACAGCGCGCAAAAGGTTGACAAATGAGTCTTTTCGCCTCTGTGTTCCAGCGAAGCGGTGTGGTTGGCCGTGGGAACCTGACTGATTATGACGATTTCTGGTATGGGGTTGGCGGTGTTCCCGCTTCATCTGGGAAAACCGTCAACAAAACATCTGCTATGCGACTATGGGCAGTCTATGCCTGTGTATCTCTCATCTCCGAAACCCTCGCCCATCTCCCCCTCAAACTCAAAAGAAAAAAGAAAGGCGGTGGCACTGAAGACGCCATTGACCATCCACTTTATGACATCCTGAAGCTTTCCCCCAACTCCGAAATGACGAGTTTCACTTGGCGCGAGGCAGGTCAGGGTAATTTATTGACGGAAGGAAATGGTTACTTCTGGATCGAAAGGGGGCGTGGTGGAACCATATTAGGCCTCTGGCCGGTGGAGCCAAAATTTGTAGACCCGAAACGACTTAGCAAGGCAGATTTGGCAAGGTTGCGCCTCGGGTATAGGGACAGGATTGTCTACGATGTAAACCTAGGGGCCAATGCCAAGAAAAGAATACCAGCAAAAGACATGCTTCATGTCGTAGGTTTTGGATTCAATGGCCTCAAAGGTGAATCGGTCATTACCAATTACGGCAAAGAGACAATCGGCAATGGTCTTGCCCTCGATGAGTTCCAAGGCAAGTTTTTTAAAAATGGTCTTCATACGGGTGGTACTCTTGAGCACCCAGAAACCCTTGGTGACAATAAGCCAGGGTTTATTGAAGCCCTGAAAAATAGATACCAGGGTGGTCAAAATGTCGGGGTGCCAATGGTGCTCGAAAACGGCATGGAATTCAAACAACACAAGGTATCCCTAGTTGATCAACAGTTCCTTGAGCAGATGGGCGCAACGGCATTGCAAGTGTGCGGGATATTTAAGACGCCGCCGTCAAAAATAGGGATTTATGGTAAAGGCACCAGCTACAACAATACCGAACAGCAAGGCAAAAACTTTCTCGACACAACAATGCTCCAATGGCTTGTCCGTTGGGAGCAGGCAATGGCTGTCAAACTGCTCACCAAAGAAGAAAGACAATCAGGCCTCTTTATTAAGTTTAATTTTGACGGAATTCTTCGCCCAGATGCAAAAACACGTTCCGCAATGGAGCAGTCTGAGTGGCAAAGGGGTGTTCCGCTCAACGTGCTTCGCAAACGCAATGACCAGAATCCTGTTGAGGGTGGTGATGTTGGGTTTGTGCCAATGAACTTTATTCCCGTTGATCAGGCTACAGAACCCCCCATCCCTCCACCTCCTATTGATAATCGGAATGATCGTTCATTATGTGGATGCGGCCACGAACACAGAAACTTTATTCCTCAATCCGTGATTGAGTTCAGGGCAAAGCAGGAACGCTCAATTCGTGGCCGGGATCGTATCACCAAAAGATGGTTGCCTCTTATCCGTTCAGCAGCGGAGAAACTTGTCAGTCGTGAAGTGAAAGCGGTTGCCCGGGAAGCGAAAAAGAACAACAAAGAACGCGGAACACGAGATTTCAACAAATGGATGGACAAGTTCTATTCAAGCCTCCCAGATATCATTAAGCGTGAGCTTGGCCCTGTGTTGAGCGGCTATATGGAACAGATGTCCGATGAGATATCGCGGGAGATAGGCGAATCTATCTCACAGGATGAACTCAGAAACCACATTGAAGGATACATTGCCGGATTTGCCGGTCAATGGGTTGATTCAAGCCGAGGCCAGCTTGTCACGCTCCTTGATGAGATAGAAAGCGATGATTTCACGCCGATAATAGCTCGATCGGAAGACTGGCAGGAGAAAAGAGCCCCGAAAGTTGAAAGAGAGCTTGGGCCTGGTGCGGCAAATGCTATTGCAGCTTTCGGGTTTGCCTCTGTTGGGCTTGGGTCTATATGGGCACTCAGAACTACGGAAAATTGCCCATTCTGTCAAGGTCTTGAGGGTAAAAGGGTTGCCCCTGGGGAATTCTTCCTGCAGGGTGGCACAGAATATAATCCATCAGGTGCAGAACAGCCGATGAAAATCAGGGGAAATACTTTGCATCCTCCTATCCACGGAGGATGTGACTGTTATTTACTTCCAGGGTGATGATATGAAAAACAAAATAGAAAAACGAATTTTTATGGTTAATTTTCGCTCTGCGGGTGAGGGAGAAAATAGGAAATTGACCGGAATGGCAATCGTCTATAACAAAAAATCTGACGATATGGGCTTTATCGAGATAGTCAAACGCGGTGCCGCAACTGAGGCACTTAAGAAATCAGACATCCGGGCTCTTTATGGCCACAATGCGGACAGTCTCTTGCCATTAGGCAGGACAAGTGCCGGGACATTACGGGCTAAAGAGACAAAAGCAGGCGTTGAAATTGAGATTGATCCTCCGGATACTCAATTTGCCAGAGATTTAATGACGGCAATTGACAGGGGCGATATTCAGGATATGAGTTTCGCCTTTTCAGTGGCGGACGACATATGGGAAACAAAAGACGGACAAGATATTAGAACGATAACCAAAATTGATGAATTGTTTGACGTATCTTTTGTTGCCTATCCCGCCTACCCGGACACAACAGTTGCACTACGCAACCTTGAACAACACAGAAATAACGCCGTGACCGGCGACAAAAACAGCGTGACCGCTGCAAAATGTAGATCGTTATTGAGCGAGCTTTAAAACTTAACAAGAAAGGAGCATATCATGCTTGAAAAGCTATTGAAAAGACTTAAAGAGATTGTCAAAAGATCAAAAGAGATCCGGGCAATGTCTAATGAGGACTTCACGGATGAAATTGTTGTGGAACTCCAGGAGTTGACCGAGGGAAGAGAGTCAATCAACAAGAAAGTCGACCTCATCGAAAGAAATAATGACCTCGATGAACTCGAAAACAGAACAATCAACGGCGACCCGCCTACCCCTGGAGACGGAGATGGTGACGGGTCTGGTCTTGAGGTCCAGGACCAGCCTATTTATAGGTCAAGGGCTCCACTCGGAGAACAGATGGTTGACATTGCCCTTATTGGGAAACGCGAAGGTGGCCAGGCGGAACTCGATGCCCGTAGTCGCCATGAGGCCATGGTGAAACGCGAAAGTGTTCTTGCTGAAGCTCGTGCAGCTGGAACCGGTGGCCATGTTACGGCTGTTGGTGAAGATGGCGGCCTTTTACTCCAGGGTGAAACTGCTATTGAGCTTATCACTAACGGTTTCAACAATAGTGCCATCCTATCAAAAACAGCACAGCGTGACATCGGCACGAATCAATATGTTGAGCTTGTCGGTATTGACGAAACAAGTCGCGCCAATGGTTCTCGTGGT